GCAAAGCAGTAATAACATCTGTGAGGACATCCCGTGTAAATGTTGATAGCATAATCGCCGTACTCTTTTGCTTTTCCTTTAGGTATATAAATTGGCTTCATCTTCATACCTCCTTTGGCGGTTCGGCCACCTCCACTACATCGGCGGCGGGGATATCCTTCAAGTCGATTTCCTTGATGTACCTGTGCAATACAACTCCGTTCAATTCAGGGTCGTAGTGCTTTACTTCAATAACCTTTTCCAGCGCCGCTTCTCGCTCTATGTACTCTTTACTCATTCTCCGTCCTTTCTGCGTTCAGCCAGTTTTCCAGCATTTTCCGGCATTCGCTGGGATACAATTCGCCGAGTATTCTCGCCATTTCTATGCATTCGTCAACCACCGGGCATAGTGAGCAATTTATTCTTTTGACAAGTTTAGCCGCCAGCCATTCAGCGGATTGCTGTTTTAGGTATTCGTGGTTAGTCATGCCGCTCACCTCGCTCAATAGCTTCTTCACGTGTCATTCCTCATTACCTCTCTCCTCTGCATAGTTTCGTCTAAATGCCCTATTCATATATCGTTTTGCCCATCTGACCCATTTCTTTGAAACACATATCCAATTTTTCTCATATAACCGCCACTGAACATCGTGAGACTTGCCAGATATACGTTTATATGAGGATTTACTCATTGTCATTGCCCCTTTTGCTGGTTCCGTCCTCCCTCCGTTCGCCCTGAGCGCAGTAAAACATCTCATCAACGTCGTTTTTATCATCGTTAAACCACGGCTGGTCGCAGATGCCCCAATCCGGCGCACTGCCATCAGTCAGCTCCGCTTTGCAAGGGTGATAGTGTACGCAGTTTTTACATCGTACTACCACGTCGGCGGCAGGAAATTTCATTAACTCTTTTGCCACTACTTGCGCTCCTTTGAGAAACGCTATTGATTCGGGCGTATTGTCTTTTTGTTTTCTCAATGTGGATAGCGTCTTACAAAGTGCTTCTACAAAAGCATCAACGTTTACATATTTACTCATTCTCCGTCCTCCTTGTTCATCCTTGCTCCGCAGGTATCGCAGTACGGCGCTCTGTAATCTTCCCATTCATGTTCTTCGCCGCATTCTGAGCAAATCTGTATGCCATCCTCTTCGATCCATCGTCCGCGCCGCACCGGGGTAACATCGGCGGCAGGAATACTGTCAAGGAGGTCTATACAGTCCCTGAAACAGTCTGCCTCATCATTGTCCCCGGCTAATACGCAATCTGTGATCCACATTCTAAGGCGCGCCTTAGCCGCTTCTCGTTCTATGTACTCTTTAGCCATTGTCAACCCTCCTGTTCCATGCTTTTAGCTCCTTTTTGTACTTCCTACTAAACTTTTGAAGAATGAACATAACCGCTTCTGTATTTACTTGCTCCGTACAAGCAGGATATGCCACATACCAATCATCCCCGATAAGGTAATCAATCAAGAAATTCACGGCAGTTTGTGCGTCCATGCATGGGGCTAAAATATTGTCTTTGTTTTCAGTAGAATTTTTATCGCGCAACCATTCAATAATTGTCATATGTTCTCCTGCTCCATGTTGTCACAGCTCTTAAAGTTGTATTATTCGTATACTTCGCAGTCTTCTTCCTCATCTTTGTAAACGTAGTATTCAGCCAAATCGTATCTTGTGGCCATACTCATCTACTTCAAAGTTGTCAAAATCCGCTTGCGTGTACTTTTTCATTGCTCTTTCCTTTCTTGTCTGTTTCCATTAAATCAAACAATCTGCCGCCGTTATCCTGTAACACCTGATAAATACCCTTTGCAAACATTTCTATAACCGCTTCTTCATTCTCAATCTCCAACCCTGCGTGCTGTTGGACACCATGTAGAATCTCATGTAATAGAGTTTGACATCGTTTTTGATGTCCGATTCCGTCTGTGGCCGATAGCTCAATCTTGCAGTTGTCATAATCAATGTATCCATATGCAAGTTGGTTTCCATTCCGTAGATTTTCTACGTAAGAAATAGCATATTCCACGCCACCAATGCGTACGCTCTCAGGTATTTTCACTGCTCATTTCCCCCTCCGCTTCCGGACATGTCATTCGTCCCTCCAGCACCCCACAACAAGGTTGCTTACTCCCTGTATGGGTAAATCCTTTAATATCTGCCGCAGTCGGCAATTATGTTTCGCGCCGTCACAGGTAAAGCACTCGGTTTTGGTGGCGGCGTCGGCGAGGTCGGCTAAATCGTCATAGCTCATCACCCAATAATTTTTACTCCGTCCAGCAGGGCTTTTAATGCCTATCTGTATGTCGGTCAGTTCCAGTTGTTTTTTTAGGGTAATAAGCTGCTCAACAGGTATCGTGTCTATCAGCGCAGTATTGATTTTTTCAATATTGCTCTGCGCCAATCGGAAATTTCGCCAGCCGTTGGGGATACGGTCTACCAGCCGGTGATACTTTTCTTCGTACACCTTTAAGATATTTTCAACGGCGTACAGAGAAGCAAATAATTCTTTTCCTTCTGCGTTTATCCTTGTTCTTTCCATATCCGTCCCTCTACTCTGCCTAATTTATAGGCTTTCCAGTCGTCCCAATCCCCGAATATTGTCTGCATCTGCCACAGCATAATTTCCACGTCCGCGCACTCTTCGAGGATTTTCTTCCTGCTGCCTTGGCCGTTCACCCACTTACTAAGTTCAACGGCAAGCTCGTTCAGCTCCTCAACGGCTTTAATGGCTTGATGCTTTGCACCGTAATGGTCTACTATTTCGCTGTACTTCATCGTTGCTCCTGAATAATTCGTCCGCTTCGTGAATAAGTAACTGCTTACCGTCAACCTTTGCCCTTAAAAGTGCGCCCTGCATCGTCATTCGGGTGTAGTATTTCTTCGCCGCTTTGAGAGTGGTAAAGGTCTTTCGATAATTTTCTTTTCCATCGTGGATTTCGTAAAACTCATACGCTTGCAGTTTCATAAATCCCCCTCTTGATTCTTTTTCGTACCGTAAACTCTGATATTCCGGCCTTCTCAGCCATTTCCCTTACCGTCAACTTTTCTTCGCCTTGCTGTACATAAACCCTACAACCTGTCTCGTCCTTTTTTCCATCCGCCAGGTATAACGGGCATTCTCTGACGTGGTAGCTTCCACCATCCCAGCCGCTGTTATCGCGACAGTTTATCGTTGTCGGTCTTGCGTTCCAGCCTTTAACGGGCATCCCATCTTGGCGGCTCCAACTGCACCCTAAACCGGGTTTATTTGTCGCTCTCCGGCACGTCCAACATAGCGTTTGCTTCATACAACCTCAAAAAATCCTCCGCTTGCATAGTTACTAACCATTTTTCGCGGCTCCTTCGGTGAAACACCGCCGGTATAAGCTCCGGCTTTGCGTCGCGCTTCGCCTGCGCCATCCATTCATGGATTTTTGTCGTCTCGCAGCGTTTGCACTCAACGTGAATCCCCGGTAAACCTATCACGTCCGATGCGTCCCCCGTTTGTCCGCAGTATTGGGAAGTGCGCCGGGCATTGAACCCGTATTCACGGAACAGGGCGGCAAGCTCCCGTTCTCCGGCTTTGCCTTTTTCTCTCTGCGCCTTACTCATCCCAGTGTATATCCCAGCCGTTACCGTTCTCGGTGAAGGTCAACACGGTAACGCCATTAACACTTACAACGGCCTTTCCGTCCTTCATGTTGTCCATCACGCTCTGGAATATGGTTTGCGTTATCCACTTTGCGAGTTCTTCTGTCATAGTTCCTCCCATTCCACAATTTCATCCTCGTACAGAAAATACTTTCCGTACCATTTCACGCTTAGTTCCCCGGTTCGCCCGTTTCGGTTCTTCGCCACGATGATGCTCGCGTCCTCGCTTTGCGGGTCGGGTCGGTGAAGGAATAATACCTCGTCCGCGTCCTGCTCTATGGCTCCCGATTCCCGCAAGTCCGATAGTCTCGGCCTTCCATCGTTCCGGCCTTCTATCGCCCTGTTGAGCTGGCACAGAAGAACGACAGGGACATTCAGCTCCTTCGCCAGAAGCTTTATTTTTCGGCTTATGTCGGATACCTCGTTTTCCCGCGTGCGGTTCCTCAGGCTGGATTGTATTAGCCCTAAATAGTCAATCGCAATCAGGTCTAATTCCCGTTCCTGTTGCTTTATCGCGTAGCATTGTGACCTTATTGCCTCCACGGTATAGGCGTTATCCGACAGATACAACCTTGTCGCGCTCAGTTTGCTTACGGCGTTCTGTATCCTGTCAACCGCTTCCTGACCGCCGCTGAACATTTCATCACGGCTGCACTTCGCATAGCTGATGATTGCCCTTTGAAGCACGTCCTCCCTCGGCATTTCCAGCGAAAACACCGCTACCGTCCTGTCGAACAACGCCATATTCACGGCTATATTCATTGCAAGCGAGGTCTTGCCTATTGACGGTCTGGCTCCGATGATGGTTAAATGCCCTCTTTTCAACCCGCCTAACGTCTGGTCGAGAACCTGAAACCCCGTTGTAAGCCCCTCAGCGCCGTTTATAAGCCCATATAGGGCCGTGTCAAAGTCTTTCCCTACCCTGCTTACTTTACGCCCTCCACGCGCCCGTACAGCGTCTATAACGCCCTGCATACGGTCAAGGTATCCCTCGTCCTTTCCCGATTTCATGTCCTTGACCACTTCCCGCAGTCCCGAAATGGCGTGTCGCTTCCTGGATTCCTCCAGCACCACCTTGATGTGATAATCGACATTTGCTGCTGATACAGTGCCAGTGACTAACTCGGTGATGTACTGTATCCCTCCGGCCCTGCCGCCCAGTTTGTCAGCTACCGTTACGGGGTCTACCGGCTCGTTTGCGTTGAAAAGGGCAAAGATAGCGGAAAATATCTCTTGGTGTTCCGGCCTCTCAAAATCGTCAGGTCTCAATTCCCCGCATATTCTCTCTAAAGCCTCACGACCGAGAAGCGCAGAACCTAAAACAGCTTTTTCGGCAAGCACAGTTTCTCGTAGACCGGATTATCCCATGTCGAGACGCGGGGTATCTCGTTTCTGCTGCGCTCCCATGTCCTGACAGCAGCTTTCCAGTCCTTCATCTTGTTTTTCCCCACCATCCAACCTTTAGAGGCGTAGAAGTCATAAAACTTCTCCGGATCAACGCTGTTCCTGCGTTCCTTGCAGTATTCCCTCACGGCTTCAAGTGTGGGTGGTATCCCCTTGGGGGGGATTATAGAGGGGGATATATTATCTTTGTCTTTATCTTTATCTTTATCTATTGTATGTACCCTATTTGGGTTCGGTTTGGGTATCAACTTAGGTTCGGTTTGGGTATCAACTTGGGTATCAATTTGATTCCTTTTTTTGATACCTAAATCAATACCATTGTCATATAGCTGGACGATTTCATACTTCCCGGTAGCCCCCCTGTCTCCTGCTTTGTATTTAATCAAGCCCTGCTGTATCAGTATATTGCGATACCTCGTTAAACCGTTCTTATCAAGTCCCGCCATCGCTTGAAGCGTTGAATTAGGCGCGTTAAACTCCCGCTTCCAGCCTGCCGTATTTGCACAATCTAAAATTGCAAAGTACAAATATCCGGCTCTGGAAGGTAGGGCGTTTAGTTTTACCCAATTCCAATAGGCGTTTATCTGACTGATGTATTGCATCATTAACCTCGTATGTATTCGTTCAGTACGTCCCTTAACCTTCTCATGTCATCCGGCGCGAAAGAAATTGATTTTTTAATCCGATTCTCCCGTTTGTCCCATAGCCCTAACACATAAAAGGGCTTGTAGGTGTCCGGATATGCCATAAGGTAGAGTTCTATCGACCAGCCCTCACCCTCGCCTATCGTGGCAAGGCGGCTTTCTGTTACGTACTCCATGACTAAAAGGGTAAAGGCTCGTCGTCTATTTCGGTAAACCCTGCCGGAGTGTCCGTTTTTTCTCTCGGCGTGAGAAATTCAACGTTTTCCGCTGTGATTTCGGTTATGTACCGCTTGTTCCCATCCTTATCCTCATAGCTCCTGTTCTGTATCTCACCTTCTATGAGGACTTTGCGGCCCTTTGAAAGGTACTTCCCGCACAGCTCGCCCAACTGCCGCCACACTACTATATTGAGGTAGTCAACAGGAGGTTTACCGTCAGTGCCTTTGTATCTGCGCTGTACCGCTACCGTAAAGGTGCATACGCTTGTTCCGCTTGTGGTCGTCCTTAGTTCTGGGTCTTTCGTCAGGTTTCCGGTCAAAATTGCTTTATTCATTTTTCCACTTCCTATACGTTAGTTTTTCTTCGTTCCAATCGGGATACTTTGCCATGAGGTACGCTCTCAGCTTTTTTCTAAGCTCCGGCCTCCTCTCCGAATTATCATAGTCCCTATGGCACTCAGGACACAGTGTAACGATGTTTTGTTCTATCCCCTTACCGTTATGGCTTCGCGGGATAAAATGCGCCACAGGGCTACCTGTGCGCCCACAGAGGACGCATAACTGATGGTCTCTCTCCCATACCTGCGCTTTGACCTTCGGGGGTATCTCACACGCCCTGGTTCGCTTGCTTTTCATTTTGTGTTCCCCCATTCTCTGGATAGCTGCCCTTCGAGTATCCTTATCTTTAGCTTCTGCGCGTTTATCGCTTCCACCGCCGAATCATATAAGCTCTCAGCTATGTCCCGTTCCATTCTCAGCTTGGCTATCTCTTCTTCGCCCTTGGCAATGTCCAAAAGGTGTGTTACTGGCTGCCCCTCGGCGCGGAGGACGGTAAGTCTTTTAGATAGCGCCATTCTGTACTCGCGCTCCGTTTCGGCCTTTTTCCGTCCTCGCGGCTTAAGCTCCTGCACCGCCCTGTCAAGTAGGGCTTGCTCTGTCATTATTTCGTCCCACAGCTCCATTTAAGCCCCCTTTGCGTTCAGCTTGTCGAGCGTGGTGTTTAACTGCTCCCGCGTCATATTCCACACGTCCACACCGTAGTTCTTTTTTGCCGCTTTATTGGCTAAATCCACGCTCCCCTTGCACAGGGCTATAACTTCCTCCTGCATGGCCTTTACGTCAGGATCGGCGGAAAACGTGTCGTAAACGTTGGGTTTAAATTTCGAGCGGGATGGAGACGTTGCATTGGTTTCCGTTTCCGGCTGAACAAACTCTTCGCTCTCGCTATCGGACATTATCCCAGAGTAAGCGAACTTTGAGAGCTTCAACACAACGCGGTCAAACAACCTCTTATAAGCCATGGCGTATGGATAAGCGTTGCTACAGTTTTTGTCGCTTACCTCGCCCACTTCGTAAATACCCTGTTCATCATTGCAATAACTGTATACCAGTGAGTTTTTATATCCGTCCTTGTCAAAAAACACACAAGAAGGAGTGAACTTGCTTTCAAGACAGTCATTGATCTTTAAACACCCGTTGTGGCTGATTATTAGGCCGCTGTACGCCATCTTGTCCTTCTTCGCGGTGAGATTCATCAGTATCCAGAAATCAGCCTCCGCAAGGCCATATTTGCCGCTATTGATAGCTTCTATGGCCTTTTCCTTTGCGGCAATATACTTGGGGGATTGCCATACCGGCTTATCTCCATCTTTTGTATGTTCTACAGTCTTTTCGTTAAACATGCTCCCCTCACTTTATCTGCAAATTCTGCTTTACAACGATTTCCGCGCCCTCTGCCGTCCCGCCGGATTTCAGAAGCTCCTTTATCGCCGTTTTGTTAGGCACGGGGGGCTTATAGGTCAGAAGCTCGTCATGCCCCTGCGCCGCCCACTTTATAAAGGCTTCCTCGTTTACCTCGACGCTTTCTGACTTTCTGAATGTCAGCTTGTTACGCTTGCTTTCAAACTTTTCCTTATTGGATAGCTGCATCTGCATTGCAAGGTATCCCTTAAGCCACTCGGCCTTATTGGCCTTAGCCTTGGCTCTGGCAGTGAGGTTGTCAGCTTCCTCCTTGATGCTTTTTGCATCTGCGGCAAGGTTCTTTATCATGCAGGCTACGTTGTCAATTTTGTCGTCGAGCTGCATATCAAGGCTTTCGAGGGTGTCATACACGGCTTCTTCGGGTATCTCTCCACGGTCAACCGCGTCCATGAAGTCATTGAGATTCTTCGCTATGTCGTAAAGTGACATTATCTCGCCTCCTGTTTTAAAAGATTAGGGTCATATCGGTCATAGTAGGTGTCCTCAAACGGTTTGTGGGCTTTAGCTAAAAGGTACTGCTCCATTACTCACCTTCCTTTTCCAGCCTCTTGTCTATCTCGTTCCGATAAAGAGCTTTCCACAGGTCGCGGTCATGCCGCACTTCGGCAAGCTGTTCCGCAAGCATGACGATTATTTCATCTTTTGTCATTTCGCTTTCCTCCTTGGGATAATCAGTTCTTTTGATATGTTTTTAGCTCATTCACTCCACTTGTCTGGCGTTAAGCTTGCCGCGCTCGATCAGTTTGTATATTTCGTGCCTGTCGATGCCCAGCCGCTCCCTTGTCTCATGCGTTGTCAGCCACTCGCCGTCCACTTCGACGATCCACTTCTTTTGTATACGCGGCGGCTCGCTTTTCCCGTCCGGCAAAAACAGCGGGCAGGCGCGGATGACGTAGGACTGTATAATTGTCGTGTAGTTTTTGCCGTGGTAATAGTCGCTGCTCTTCAGTGTTGTTTCCCTTGCCTCCCAGCCCTCAACAGGTTCGGGATCGGCGTGGCGAGACCAGCTGCAGCCCATGCCCGGCGCGTTGGTCGCCCTCCGGCAACGCCAGCACAGGGTTTGTCCGGTTATGCACGCTTCCATATCTATCTCCTTTTGCGGGGTGCGAAGGCGTATCCCGCCATGCACCCGATGAAAAACATCGGTATCCCCCAGCTAAAAAATGCTCCCCACATATTTGCCTCCTTACTTCCCGTTAAGTTTTTTTCTTATTGTCCGCGTCACGCTTTCGTGAAAATACCCGTTCACATCAAACCGCGTTCTTTCCTGCTTCCGGCGTTCTTCCCGCTTCCTTTTCTCCTGCCGTGCCGTTATATCGGCGACAAACTTTTCCCTGCTTACCACGGCTCACCTCACATAGTACCCGGCGCAGTTATCGTATTTGTGCTTCCGCCTGGCTTGCAGTTCAAGGCTTTTCTCGTCCTCTACCATTGCTGCCATGCTCCGCACCAGAACCAGCGGTGATCCCTCGTGCGTGCCCTGGAGCCGCCCATCCTTGAGCATGGCGTAAACCGTCTTAGGATTCACGTTCAGCAGCTTCGCCGCCTGAATGGGTGGTACATACTCGCCGTGCATCTTCACCATGCGCTCCTCCAGCGCCTCGACACTGTTTATACGTTCGTCCACGGCGGCGGTTATCATATCCCGCAGGAGTTTATCAAAATCGTTCATGGCTTATCTCCTAATTTTTTCTGGTCTCCCCATTGTTCCGCCATTGCGGCGGCTATGCCGGGGAAAGTTTTGGCCCTGTTGATGGGGTCCCGTTCTCTGCGGCCTTGAAAGCGCTGGTAGTTCCCATGTGCGTCTTTGCATCCGCCATTTACCCATGGGGTGACACCCTCCGTGATGATTTCGGTGGGGACCAGCAGGGGCAGCTCTTTGAGCCACAGGCATGTCCGCTTTGTGTACGGGTGCCCAAACTGCCACGGCTGTATTGCTTGGGTGTAGGGCGGTAGCTCCACGATTTTCAAAGGAGTGGGGTTTTCCACGGCGATCTTTGCACAGTCGGCGCTCAGAAAGCTCATAAAGAAAGCCTTGGCCTCCATTGCTTTGGCGTATCGCTCCGCCACGATCTCACCATTTACTCTCATGCGGACGGCGCTGGCATTGGTCAGATAGGTGCAGGGCGGGAAAGCAATGAGCATGTCCCACCGCCCCAGCACATAATGTGCGGAGCCGTCACAGGTCTTAAAAAAGCAGTAGCCGTTGAGCAAAGGGAGCACATCTTGCTGAATGTGCCACTCAGGATGACCGCCGGAACACTCAAGAATATCACAGCTGTAAGCCTCATGGCCTAATGCGCGGAATGCCTTGCACACTTCTTGCGATTCTTCACAGGCTACCAAAACTTTCATGCTATCCCTCCCCCAGCAGGTATTTCTTCTGTTTCTCTTCCTGCGTCCTCTGAACCAGCCAGTCTAAAAATCTATCCCACATTTGCTATCCCTTTCTTCCTCTCCTACTTCAAGTAGTTCAAAACGCAGAATATCACCGTGATAGTGTTGATAACGCAGATTATCAGAACGTAGGTACTATTTTCCATTACTTCTCTCCTTGTTGTTTTCCCTCATAGCCCCTTGGCGGGTGGGCGGCGGTTTGCGGCCTATGCCCGCTTGCCGCACCTGCCGCCTCGCCCTATTCTGAAATGGAGGTCATGTCGGGTTTTCACCCGCCAAGAGGCTATGGTATAATCTCGTTAAAGGTGGTGTTTCTATGCTTACAAAACTGCAATGCGATATTCTTGATGCCGTAATCGCTTTGCCCCGTTTCGATTGGGATACCCTGTTATCCCAGCTTCCCTACAAGCCCGATGAGGTTTATCTTGCCTGCCTTGCGCTCCCGCCCCTGTATGCCTCCGTAAAGCCCATTATGGGCGGCAGGATAGCGGTCTTTGCTCTTACCTATCAAGGGCGCAATTACAGGGAATTACAGCGGCTTGAGAGGGTGCAGCGGTGGAAGGAGCGGGCAATCGGGTTTGTTTCCGGCGCTATAATTGCTTCTATCCCGTGGCTGCTCGGTTTAATACGGCTGCCCAAATAGCAGATACAGAATAACGCTTACGACTATCACGCCGAATATCATTCCTTGGTAGTAGTACTTCATGCCGTCTCCCTACCCTAATATCAGCCGTGTAAGCAGTATTCCTACTGCGCTCCCTAAGATATAGAGGATAATTACCCATTTGTCTTTCATCTTTCCCTCCATAAGGTGGTGTTTCTATGCTTCCCGATTCCCTTTACGATGCCCTAAGGCTCTTTCCCGCCGATTCCTTTAAGACTGCCGGAGAAGTAGGGGCTGACCCAGCCGCCGCCGAATACCTATATAGGAATGGTTTTCTCGATTGCCGTTACGACGGCATTGACCCGATTATTGCCCGTGGGCTTATTGCCCGTCCCGAACCTTCGTATAGGCTGAACTTTCACGGCTCCAACGCTCTAAAGTCTTTTGATGATGTAAGAGATAAGGAAGCCCAGGATAAACGCGAAAAGGCTTTTCACCGCCAGCTTGGCGTACTCGGCGCGCTTATACCGTTCATAATCTTCGTCCTTGGCTTGCTTGCCGATCATTCCATTATTATCATCGAGTGGATTGAAGCCTTTTTTAAATGACATCGTTTTCCCCTTATACCTTTGCCACGACCTGCCCTTTCGACAGATTGTGATAAATACTTTTCCACGGTTCGGGGAGAGGGGTAATAAAGCCGCCGCTGACGGTCACGTCCCCTACAAGCTCTACCTCGATTACGGGGGGCTTCCCTGCTTCGTGGGTGATGGTGTACTTTCGTACAATATCGCTTACCGATATGCCGTTGATGGTTATTTCTCCGCTTGTGTCGTTTGTTTTGATTTCAACGTGGTTGTTCATCGTTTTACCTCACCATTACGGTTTAACCGTTATTTTCAAGCAAAAAATTTATCTCATTGTAATTTATCCCATATACTTCCTCGATTTTTTTAATTATAGGAATATCGGGAAACCGTTTTCCCATTTCATAATTTGCTATCGTTGCTACTGAAATGCCTATAAGTTCTGCCGCTTCCTTTTGAGATAGGTTCTTGTTTACCCTCGCGGCCTTTAATGTAATAGTCAACCGTGTCACCTCCTTGTGTCTCTATCATACTACGGTTAAACCGTAATGTCAACTCGTTTTTACGGTTTGTGTTGATTTTTTTATGGTTTAGTCGTATACTATGAGCAAGGAGGTTAATACCATGGAAAATTCTCTCGGAAATAAGGAAGTGATGGCGCGCAATATAAGGCACTATATGGAGTTAAATAATGTAACTCGCATTGAATTGTGTTCAGCGTTAGGGGTAAAGTATACGACATTCTCTGATTGGATAAATGCGAGAACTTATCCCCGCATCGACAAGATAGAGTTAATGGCACGGTATTTCGGCATCACAAAAGCCGATCTTGTTGAAGATCATACCGAGAAAGATGCGTTGATTAGCTACATTCTGTCTGGGGTGTCTCAGTTAAACAACGACAATCGGGCAAAGCTCCTTGACTATCTAAAGCTGCTTTTACAAAGTCAGCGATAAGGCGTAATTGCTCTGTTGACATTCTTTTTAATGTATCACGGGTGATTTCCATTATCCTACCTCCAAACACTTGTTCTGTTTTGATAATAACACGTTAGATTCAAAAAGAAAGGGGGAATTTGTATGAGAGTACCATAAACGGGACTGCGCTCGCCGATGTTGCACAAATCGTGCCTCAAATTTAATCGGCAGGGGCGATTTCTCACCCCCGCCTAAGACGGTGGAGAAGCATCGGGGAACCGTCCTGAATAAAGCATAGCATTTATACCGCTCTAATCAATACTCATAAAGAAGCGTTTCGCTAACATTCTTGTTTTTTCGCCACACATAAATGAAGAAGGTGATACTATTTGTTGTTATATGAACATTTACGCGCCATGAAGGACGCAAGTAATATGACGGCGCAGCAGATAGCGGACAAAAGTAGTGTGCCCGTTGCCACGGTAAACCGCGTGCTTCAGGGCTTAACGGAAAATCCGGGGTTTGATACGGTCTACAAACTGGTAAAGGCCATGGGCGGGAGCCTGAACGATCTGGACGAGGATAGGGTGTGTGAGCCGGAATCGCTGACGCAGTTATACGAAAGAGGGTTAGAGTACAGGGAACGGAAGATAAAGAAGCTGGAACGCACGATAATGATAATAGCAGTATTTACTTTTATTGTTATGGCGGCGGTCATAGGAATGCTGGTATATGATATGATGCACCTCGATAGAGGGTGGATAATAAAATAAAGAATCCCCCGTGCCGAATTAGAGGGCGGCAACAGGGGATAAGGCGGATGCTTCTCCGCCTCCGATTTTAACACAAAAGGGAGGTTTTGGCAATGGCAAAGCAAAGTGACGGCAGATACCGGGCAAAAGTCACAGTTGGGCGGGCTGACGGCAAGAGCATAGTAAAGTACGTTTCCGGGCGCACAAAGAAGGAGCTTGAGGCCGCGAAGGAGGCGGTCAGGCAGGAGTTCATCACCGGGCGCACCGCACAGAAGGACGCGCTTTTCGGCCCATACGCCATACAGTGGTATAATGTCTACAAAAAGCCGAATATAAAGGAATCGGCACAGAGCGGATATAAGACGGCACTCAACAAGCACATACTGCCTGTTCTGGGGGACAAGCGGCTCACCGCAATATCCACTATGGATTTGCAGGAGCTGCTTAACTCCAAGGGCGATATGTGCGTAACCATAATCGAAAATGTACACCATGTGTTAGAATCCGTCTTTAAGCGGGCATACTCCGAGGGGATAATCCAACGGGACGTGACCGTGGGGCTGGTCAAGCCCACGAAAGAAAAGTCAAGCCGCCGGGCACTGACGGAAGCGGAGGAAGCGGCGGCAAAGAAGTTGATGCAGGAGGAAAACGGCCTGCTGGTGGCATTACTATACTATACCGGAATGAGGCTCGGCGAAGCCCTCGGCCTGCAATGGGAATGTGTAGATTTCAGGAAGAAGGTCATACACGTCCGGCAGCAGGTCAATTTAAGGAAGGGCATGATAACCCCGCCCAAGACGAAGGAGAGCATACGGGATATACCCCTGCCGGACGAGCTGGCAGAAATGCTCGTGCGGGGATTCCCGCAGGCGTTTGTATTCCCCGCCCCCGATGGAACATACTACCGCAATTCCTCTTCAAATAGGCTTTGGCGTTCGCTGATGGAGCGCATGGCAGAGTTGGGGCCCGACATAGAAACGAGAGAGGACGGTGCCTCTATCCTCACGCCGCACTACTTCCGGCACAATTACGCCTCCATACTCTATAATGCCGGCGTTGACGTGCTTTCCGCGCAGAAATTCCTCGGCCATGCCAACGTAAAGGTGACGCTTGAAATTTATTCACACCTTTCAAAGGAAAAAGAGGACGCGAGTGCTGGCGCGGTTATGGACGCTTTCAAAAAAAGGTTGCCAGAAAGTTGCCAGAGCGAAACCACAAAATGAGCACAAGCAATCAAAAAAGCCCTAAATACCTGAGAAAAACGCCCGTGTAACACGAGCGTTTTTGATGTTTGGTATCCGGCGGCTACCTATTTTTTATTGGTTTTTAACGGTTTTTTCTTCCGTAAAAAGTGCCTGTTTATCTACCTTTTTCAAAATCAGCCTTTAATAAGGTTTCTAAAAAAGGTTGCCAGAAAGTTGCCAGCTACCCAAGGAAATATTTTTCAACCTTGAAATCCTTGCCGTCAATATCGTTGATGAAGTCTTTCGCAAGGCTGAAATAAAACTCCGCATCTTCACCCTTGCCTACCATTTCGGCGGTATCGTGGCTGTCGTTGTAGTACATATTCATGCACAGATAGTATTTGCATACCGCCGTTATGCCTTTCGTCGCCAGAAACGCCTTGATGGTATCATAGTCCCATTTTTGACCGTATGGGCGCATACCCTTGACTATCTGCCGCGCCTCTTCGGGAGTTATCCGATATGCTATCTCTTCGAGGCAATACATTGTTTCTTTGTACACCTCCGGCAGACGGTCCTTTACCGTGTGCATCATATCAGAGAGTGCATCGGTCACCTCTGTCATATCGGTGTGCCTTTCGGATATCAGGCGTATGATCTCCTTAAAGCTCATTACTCTGCGCCTCCGTCAATGCTGGCAAGCCCCTGAGTGCAAGCAGTTTTGCCAAGCATTTTAAAACTGCCGCCCGTAGCGTTGGTCTTGACGATGGTAGCATACCTGGTGCGGGTGCGTATGGCGCAGGCTGTGACCTGGGCGCAGCAGCTATCTATCAGCGGGTACTGTTCCGTGCCGGCGCCTATGGTGACAAACACGGGCGCGGTTATAGTGGTAGCCGCCGGGATAGACTGAGCTACCACGATGCAGTATTTCTGGTTGTCGTTATAGTTGCCTGCCGGGAGGTTGATTATCAGCCCGGTTCCCGCCGTGAAGGTAACTGCCTGGGAGATTATAAGGTTGGGGCAGAGTTTGCATACATTTTTACAAGCCATTTTTTATGCTCCTTTCAAAAATCAAGGGGCAGCATACGCCGCCCCGATATATCACGGCATAGCCGGAATTAGCAGCAGCAGCCGCAATTATTACCACAGAAGGGAGAGTTCCCCGCGTTGTAGGTGTAACCGTTGGGATAGCGGACTACTCCGTACATGCGGTTATCCATCTCAAGGCTGGACACTTTGTCCCTGAGAGCCTGCATTTCGTTCGCCTGTATCAGGGAGCGGGTGGCCTCGGCCTCGGCGTGGATAGCGGTGGTTATGTCGCAGGTGTTCTGGTTCATCTGCGCTGAGAGGTTGGCTATACCGAGCCTCTGTTCACAGCAGCAGTTTGCGAGCTGGCTGGACAGGTTCCGGCCTTCGGTGGTGATAGCGTTGTTCAGCGCGAAGGTGGAATCACATATACCGTTGCCGATGTTAGTCAAGCGGTCATTGATCTGGCCGAAGTGCTGACCAAAGAGAATCTCCTGCTGAGACGCAGCAGTGGCATACTGTCCAAATTCGCCCTGGCGGTTCCAGCCGCCAAAGCCGCCGCCCATCATAGCAAAAAGTATGATAAGGGCGAATATCCAGAAGCCTCCGTTGAAGCCGTCAGTCTTGCCATCAGTTACCGCGGCTATATCCGCGAGAGAGGGCATATTATCCATAGTTCTAAAGTTCCTTTCGATTTATATTCCAATCCCGCGCGCGCTTCGGGTAATGGTCTATCTTAATTCAGAAAGAATATCCTCGGGGTCTATCCCGTATTGTTTGCAGGCCGCATAAAACATCTGTTTAGGGTCGCCGTTGCCTATCATCTGCTTTATCTTCTGTATTTGTCCGGGAACGGACATCATCTGTTTAGCCTGCGCTATCATTTGTGGGTTGAGTTTCCTCGGATTTCCTCCGCTTAGCATTTGTAGTATCGGGTTTGGCATTTATCATTTCCTCCAATCTGGCTATTCTCTGTTCAAGGCCGTTCACATCGACAGGCGGAGCGGGTTTATACGGGGTTATGCTGTAAGGCGAGAGAGAGGGGAACCCCGCCCCGTCCGTTGTTTTAAGCCACACTATGGGGGCCGTTTCGTCCAACAGAAGAACGGAGCTATTAGGGGGCATTTGATACGCCTTTGCGCCGCCCTCGCCGTTCACTTTGACTACTTCGGTTCGCTGATATTGGGTTTGCTGGTTAAAATAAGGTTGGTATGGATACACTGTTTCACGCTCCCTTCTACCTGAATTTTGGCATAAAAAAATAGCCGATAGGATTGCTCCCATCGGCTATTTATCGGCTATTTACAGTGCGTTTTCAGTTGTTTTTCGGCGGCCTTGCACCGCCTTCGTATCTGGTCATATTCAAGGGGTATTTCAAATTTAAGCTGGTACTCGCCCGTCAAAGCGTCGTATGGTACCCCGTCTAAAAGGCGGCGGGTTATCAGCCAGCGGTCTTTTTCGTTATGTATCCATTCGTGTATGAGTGCTTCCCATTCCGTGCGTGAACGGGAATTAAGCAATGCTTTATCCATTTCAAAGAGGCCCGCTTCTCCAAAAGCCTATACCTCCTTTATAAAAGTACGCCCCCCAATTAAGGGGGGGCTATTGAAAGGGAATCCCGTCCGGGGGCTACTGTTTGTTGTAGTTTGCCGAGGATATGCCCAGCACCGCGCCGAGGAACGTGTCAATGGCGGTGATGGTGCCAACTATCTCTTCGGGATAGGGGAGGTTCCATATACCCGCAAGGGCGAAATAGAGGGTGCCTATGGCGGGGAGCCAGATCAGGGCGATTGCCTTGAGAATGTCGTATACCTTATTTGAGAGTTTCATATTTTTTCCTCCTTTAGTTGTTGTGTGCTTCGAGCCTGTCCAGCCGGTGGTGGGCGCTTTTCGCGCTTTCCTCCACACGAGCCACGCGGCGGTCTATGTCCTCGATTTTTGTAGCCTGCGCCCGCATGTCGAGTTTGATATCGTCCACGCCGCGCTTGATGTAGTCCACGTCCGATTTAAGCGCGGTGTCAATGGCGGTGTCGTGTGTAGCCGCATCAACCGCGTCCTTCCGTGCGGTCTTTATGTGAGCCAGCCAGCCCAGCAAAATGCCGCTCAAGCCTGTGACTATTGCCCATATCCATTCTTTGGTCATGGGTGCTCCTCCTTATTTTTTTAATGTGCCTACATAGATTTTGCCGTCCACGGATACGGTAGCCTGCAATATGCCCGGCAGCTCTGTCGGTGCCATGCTGTGTGCCTGTGCAAACCGCTGTATGGCCGCAATGGTGTTTTTGCCCGCTATGCCGTCAGGATCGCCGGCGTCATAGCCCAGAGCGTTGAGGGCGGTTTGCAAGGCTTTGATGTCGTCTCCCCGCATCATGGGGCTCGTCAGGGTTATGATCTTCCGCGCCTTTACCTCCTCCTTTTCTTCCTCCTGCTGGAGCATGGCAAGCCGCCCCCAGTGCGTCCAGTTGCCATCGGACAGCTTGCGCTTGCATACGCCATCGTCGCGGCCTTTCGCCTCTATGGTGTAGCCGTCGCCGACATATACGCCAACGTGAACCATTTTCTTGCTGCTTTCGCTGTACTTGAATACGAGGTCGCCCGCACACATGGCGGTTTTCCCGGCGTAGCCCCTGTTTTCGCCGCACATACGGTAAAGCCCCTGGGCGTTGGTGTCGCCCTTCATCCAGTGCCTTATGTCGCTGATGTAGTGTACGATGAGGCCAGAACAGTCGAATGCGTAGAGAGGCCGTTTTTCGGCCTTCTCCATGAATTTCACGGCGCGGTTGTAATTCGTGTCGCTGGTTTCGCGCCGTTCTATCCATGCGTAGGGGTCGCTCATGCTGTCAACCTGCTGCCCCTGCGCACCCCAGACGTACATATCCCCGACATGACTTTCGAGGTATTCTATGAAGCCTGTTACTCTGCTCATCTGCGTTTACCCGCCACAAAGAGGCCAAAGCCTATCAGGGAGAGGGGGACGGCAAAGGCTATAATAGATATATCGCCGGTCTTGGGTATCACCACGGGATTTTTTGCAATGGGCTGTTCGGCGGGCTGTGCGGCGTTAAAATAGTAGGTTTTGCTTACAGTCCTGTTTTTCTGCATGGCGTTGTAGAGTTCTTCTGCCGTGGTGGCGTTTTCGTATGCCATGTCTTTGACGGTTATACGGAGGGCGGCGGGCTGGTCGGTAACTATGCCGCTCAGGTAATATGTGCCAGCCTCCAATCTCAGGTCGTTTGTGTCCAGCTTTACGCCGTCCAGCTCTACAATAAGCTCCATGTCGGTCAGGTCGCAAAAACGAGGTATGCCCAAGCCCACTTTGAGTAAAAATAGCTCATTATTAACATAGGTTTTGGATACCGCCTTGCCGGTCTGGTAGTCCAGCGCGGTTATATCCAGAGTTACGGGGTCTGCGGCGTAGGCTATGGTGCAAAGGCACAGCATGAGCATAACCGCGAGGATACAAGTGAGTTTTTTCATTTTGATTTTTTTCCTTTCTTTGTTTTTTGATTATGAAAAAAGAGCCGTGCGGCTCCTTATTCCGCATATTCGCTCCATTTGGAGCTGCCCACCTTGGGCTTGTAGACGGTGGACTTGATGTGCTGCTCGGTGCATTGCCACGTTTTGCCGTTGTAGGTTACTACGGTGTTTTCCTCAATCACCGTGCCGTCCTCGATGTCGCCCCACGCGGGATAGGTCACGGTCTGCACCGCCCAATATGTGCCGAGGTTTTCAGCAGGTGGTTTGTTGCGGCTGTATTTGAGGGCGACATACCCACCCTCCACGGTATCTCCGGCGATATAGCGGGTCTCAGCGTCCCACGGTGCGCCCTGGGTAGGGGTGGGGGTAAGCCCCGCCCGCGCCGCCGTCAGCACCTCTACAAGGTCGGTCTCGTGTGCCTCGATTTCCGCTTTACGCACGGCTACCAGCGCCATAAGTTCACTGCGCGTCATTTACATTCACCCCCAGCTCCGCAAGCGCGTCTATATAGTCCTGCGTGGTGGCCTGCGCCTCATGCTCCGTCCAGCTCTGGACTATCGCTTCGCCGCTGTCCTCCCAGCTCTCGGTATAATAAAAGCCCTCCTTTGAGGGCATGGGGGAACGGGTCACGGGCTTATAGCCCAGCTCCTTTATTGCCGCATCGTCATTGGTGGAGAGGTGCGCCCCTGCGGGGTGCGTCACACCGTTGATTATAAGCGGCGACTTCAACTCAACCGGCAGGCGTAAATATTCGGGATACTCCCCCACCAGTTTGGCATAGTTTGTGTTTAGCATTGTGTGCTCCTTTTTTTATATTGGTATCGTAAGTGTGATATAGCCATCGCCGCCAGAATTTGCTTGTATTGGATTACTAATTGAGCCACCATTAGGTTTTCCTCCTGCAACAGCTCTTAACACTCCTTTTCCAGGTGTACTTCCATTTCCTCCGTTCGGCTTACCGCCAGTGCCGCCATAAGGAGTATAGAGGTTTTCGCCTCCCCCTGTGCCGCCAGTACAAGTGTAGCCGAATCCCGTGGTATCGCCTCCATCACCGCTACATTTACCGTTAGTATACTGACCAGCACACCCACCGCCTCCTTTGCCTATCACGAGGTTATATGTGCCATCGCTCAGCATAAAGTCATTGACCGTTAAGTTTCCGCCACCGCCGCCCGACATTACATTTTCGTAACCCGTGTCATATTGCGCTCCACCACCGCCAGCCAACAAGTAAAGAACAGCCACAACCGAACCGCTAACATTCAGTGTACCAGAAGATGTAAGTTTTATAATGCGCTTTGAGCCTTCTATCTTGTCTGTAAATTGGCCTGTGTAGGTAAACTCAAAAGCACCGCCCCCTGCCATCATCATTCTACGCCGTAAAGCAAACTGCAATGGTATCATGCGCTCACAACCTCCTGTACCGCCCACACGCCGTTGTATACGTCAAATTCGTAAGTCTTACTCGCCTCTATTGCCGGGGCCTCGCCTAAATAGTTCGCCCCGCTCACAAACGACACCGCAACCGAGGCCGCCGTGCTGAATGTGCCGTGCGCCCAGCCGGATGCAGGCGGGGTAAACACGTATGTACCCACAGGAGAGGATACGTTATATATGGTGTTTGCCGTCAGCGCCGTGCCGCTGGCGGGGAGGGAGGAAGCGAGGGCGGGCGCATTCAGGTAGTCCACGCCGCCTATGGCCTGCGCTACCTTGCCGCCTGCGCCCTTGAGCAGGCCGTTAATGCTGGTCGCGGTGTCGGCGGTTATCTCGTTAGGGCCAGCGGGGCCCTGTTCGCCCTGTGTTCCCTGTGCTCCCTGCGCGCCCGTGTCGCCCTTTTCCCCCTGCGGGCCTTTGATGCTGGTACTTGCGGGGTTATCCAGTCCGCCGTTATTTGACCACGAGAGCACACCCTCGGCAGAGACAGCGGGAGTAAAATACGGGCCTGTGTCGCCCTTCGCGCCGTCCGCGCCCTTGGGCCCTTGGATACCCTGCGGGCCTTGCTCACCCGTATCGCCCTTCGCGCCGGGGTCGCCTTGCGCACCTTTTTCACCTGTCGCGCCTTTTTCGCCTGTCGCGCCTTTTTCGCCCTGTGGGATGCCGAACTCAAAATCAAATACCTTTGCGGTGTCCGCGCCGCTTGCCGTTACCTTTACGGTGGCGGCGGCTCCGGCGGTGAGGGTGTTTGCTGTGGCAGTGGGCGTGCCGAATCCTGCGGCTGTGCCGGGGTCGCCTTTTGCGCCGGGGTCGCCCTTCGCTCCGGGGTCACCCTTGGCTCCCTGCTCTCCTTGTATGCCTTGCTCGCCTTGTATGCCCTGCGGGCCTTCGGGGCCTTGGATACCCTGTTCGCCCTGTATACCCTGTTCGCCCTGTGGCCCCCGTATATTGATTGTGGCGGGGTTTTCCAGCCCGCCGTCATTACTCCACGATAAATCGCCGTCAGCGGTCACAGAGGGCGTAAAGTGCGCTCCTGCGGGGCC